GCAGACTATGTGGACAAACTAGACGAACTAAAAGTAAACATTGATGAAAGAAACATTGTTGCTCAAAACGCAGCATATGCTCTTGGTAGAAAAACCGATTCTATCATCACTGATACATTTGATGCTAACGCAACTGCATTAGCACATAACTCAGCTGGATCAACAACTGGAATGAACTTAGATAAAGCACAGAATGTGTTTGAGATCTTCCAAGAAAATGATGTTCCAGATGACGGACAAAGGTATTGGATTGTTGGTGGAAAACAATGGTCAGACCTTCTAGACATAGATCAGTTCTCAAGAGCTGAATATGTTGGTGAAGCAGACTTACCATTTGGCGGCACATTAACTGCTAAAAGATGGATTACTTTTATGTGGATGGCATTTAGTGGCTTAAACAAAGATGGATCAAACGATAGATTCACACTTGCTTTCCATAAATCATCTCTTGGATTAGGTGTAGGTTCTGATGTAAGAACAGAAGTAAACTACATACCTGAAAAGGTAGCACACCTAACAACATCATATATGTCAATGGGTGCAGTACTTATTGATGGTGATGGTGTAAGAATCCAGAAATGTAGGGAGGCATAATCATGGCATACGCAACAACTAATCCTGTGAAAAAGATATCTCAAATGGGAGATTCTAATTCACTTTGGTATTATACTGATGGTGATGCTATTGGCACTATTGATGACAATGAATACTTTTTAGCATCTACTGGCGACCTTAATGCTGGTGATGTAATCATTGTTAATAGTGGTGGATCAAACGCAGTTGTAGATATTTTAATTGTAACTACAGCTACAGCATCTCAAGTAAGAACTGCCTTATTATCATAATGCGAATGGGGGGTTTTAATACCCCCCTTCTTTAAATGGCAGATACAAAAGTAGATATATGTGCAAGAGCAATCATAATGATCGGAGCTTCTCCGATTTCTTCATTTGATGATGGTTCAACAGAAGCCTTAGTTGCTTCTAATATGTACGAAAACATACTGAAGTCTTGTTTATCAAGACACAGATGGAAGTTTGCCACAGAACAAAAACAACTTTCTTTACTAGCTGATGCACCTACAGGAAGATATGAATATGCTTATCAGTTACCTAGTAGTCCTGAATTATTAGTTTTAAATACAGTAACAGTTAATGATAATCCCATACAATATAATAGATATGGAGATAAAATATTTGTAAATAATTATGGATCTAGCAATACATTAATAGCAGATTATATTTTTAGACAAGATGAAGCTGATTTTCCAGAATACTTTAAACTAGCATTACAATATAAATTAGCATCTATATTTGCTGGATCAGTAGCAAGAGATGCTGCTATGATACAACAGTTTGAAACGCTTGGTGAAAATCAAATGAGAATAGCAAAGAACATAGATAGTCAAGAAGTATCTAATAGTGTTCTAAATACAAAAAGGTTTATACAGGATAGATTGACAACTGGAGGGTACTAATGGCTAATGTCCTTAGAACTGTATATACTAACTTTTCAAGTGGAGAACTAAACCCTTTATTAGTAACAAGAACAGATGCCTCTGCTTATTTTAGTGGAGCAAAAACTTTAAGAAATTGGTATTTACTTGATGAAGGTGGTATTATGCGTAGACCTGGACTTAGTTATAAAGCAACTTTACCAGGTTCTGCAAGAATAATTCCATTTATATTTTCTAATGACGAAATGGCTATATTTGCATTATCTAATAATAGATTAGATGTATTTGATAGTGCTGGTGCAAGTGTACAATCAAACATTACAAGTAATTGTAATTGGACTACTGCACAGTTATTTGAATTAAACTATGCACAGTTTGGTGATACAGTATTTATAGTACATAGAAATAACCCTATAGTTAAAATAGTTAGAGCTTCTGCTTCTTCTTTTAGTGTATCTTTATTTGCATTTGAAGAAGATGAATCTGTATCTGTTGGCGGAGCAAACAAAACAACACAACCATTTTTTAAGTATGCAGATTCAACAATATCTGTAACACTATCTGATAAAACAGCTGGTACTGGTAGAACACTAACTGCTAGTGCAACTGCTTTTACAAGTGCATATGTAGGACAATATTTATTAGTTAATAATAAACAAGTAAAAGTAACAGGGTATACAAGTGGTACTGTGGTAACAGTTACAGTTTTAGAAGAAGTAGATACAGTAGGACCTCATTTTTTATGGGAAGAACAATTAATATCTTCTATTAGAGGATTTCCACAAGCTGTTACATTCCATGATAATAGATTATATTTTGCTGGTGTAAGAGATAAACCTAGCTCTGTTATAGCATCAAAGGTAGGTGAATATTTTAATTTTGAAATAGGTACAGGACAAGCTGATGATGCATTAGATGTAACTGTAACAGGAGATAGAATTAATGAAATTAGACATTTAGTAAGTTCTAGAAACTTACAATTATTTACTGATGGTGGTGAGTTTTTTGTACCAACATCCACAGATACTTCAGCTGTTACTCCATCAAATATTGTTTTTACAAGACAAACACCATATGGGTGTAATAGAGCTAAACCAGTTATTTTTGATGGTGCTACATTATATGCACAGAAAAATGGTAAGACAGTTAGAGAATATTTATATTCAGATGTTGAAACAGCATATGCTTCTACATCAATATCTATACTTGCATCACAAGTAATTAATAATCCAGTAGATATGACTATGATTACTGGTACATCAACTAGACCAGAACAATTTGCATTTTTTACAAATGATGATGGAACACTAGCTTTATTCCATAGTATTAGATCTGAAAAAATAGCTGGATGGACATTATGGTCTACTAGATCAGGTGATAACTTTAAAAGTATTACTGCTTTAAATGAAAATTTATTTTGTGTTGTAGAAAGACAATTAGAGGGTGGAACTGTATACACATTAGAAAAATTTGCAGATGATGATAGTCTTACACTTGATTGTTCTGCTATTACTACATTAAATCAACAAGGTGCACCTAAAGTGAATGGTGGTAGTCAATCAGGATCTAGCCTGAATGTAGATGGTTATACATCTGCTCCTAATCCTAATGATATTATTACAATAGCTGGTAACAGTACAGAATACACTATTCAAACTGTAAATGCTACAGCATCTGGATATACACTAGTTTTAAATCAAAATCTTGCTGCAACACCATCAGATAATGCAGTAATAACAATAGTACAGGGTAGACTACATAATACTCCAGCACACTTGACATCTACCTCAGTTTATGCTGTTGATGGTACAATGGCTTTGGGAACATTTACTACTACAGGATCTGATACTTTAACTTTAAATGAAGCACATGCTGCTGGTGTAAATATTGGTTTTGATTATACACCAACATTAGAAACTATGCCTATAGATAAGGAAGTAGCTAATGGTCCATTGACAGGAGAAATTAAAAGAATATCTAGAGCAGTTGTAGATGTATCAAATGCACTTAATGTTGCATTACAAGCATCAGATAAAACAGCAAAAAATTTGATTATTAGACAAGTAGATTTTAATGTAGCACAATCTGTTAGTGCAGTATCTGGTAAAAAAGAGTTTTTCTTTTTAGGATATGATAGAGAACCTACAGTAAAAATAACACAAACAGAACCATTACCACTCAAAATTTTAGGTATGGCAGTAGAGGTAGTATTTTAATGGGTGCAATAAATCCAGCAACTATGTTTATGATTACAGCTGGTGTTACAGCTGGTGCATCTTTATATCAAGGTTATACTGCAAGACAGGCATTAAAAAGCGATATAGCTAGATATGAAGATGAAAAGAAAATTACAGAGCTAAGAGGAGCACAAGAAGAAACAGTTAGAAGGCAACAAATGGATATTACATTAGGTAATAATAAAGTTATTGCTGGTGCTGCTGGTATACTTGATGATAGTAGAACATTTTTAGCTATACAAAATGATGTAAGAAATGCTGCTATTTCTGATATTAGATCACAAAAATTAAATACTAGAATAGCATTATCTAAATTTGACCAACAAATAGTAAACTCAAAAATAGATATGCAGTCAGCAACTTTTGGTTCTATATTTGACGCTGGTAGTGCTGCTTTGAGTGGATGGACATATGCAAACTATTATAGAGGACCAAGTAAAACTACTATTAAATCAGGTATGTCTCCAGGTGAATCAAGAGCTAGATTCGGTACAGATCTTCTAGCTGGTAAAAGTATAGGAGGCATGGATATATAATGGTTTTAGAAAGAGGAGCAAGTATTAGTAAAGGTGTTAGAAGAACAGGAGTAGAAGGTAGTTTTGGCGTAGTAAGAACAGCACAAAATACTATAGGTACAAGTGTAGCAAACTTATCACAAGCAGTTGATAAGATTAATCAGTTTCAAGTTGATGTCATGGATAAAGAATGGCAAAATAATTTTGATACAAGTAGTGCTATATTTGTAGAAGAGGCTATGCGTGAAGAATTAAATAGTCCAAATCCTGACTTAGTAAAACTTAGAGAAAAGTTTATAACATATCGTGATACAAATTTAAAAGAAGCACCACAAAGATTTCAAAATTATATAGAAAATAAATTAGATTTAAATTTTGTTGATGCTGTTAATAATGTCAAAGACTATGCTAATAATTTAAAATATCAAAATCTATCTACATCAGGTGCAGTTCTAGCACAAACAAACTTTAATAGTACCTATAGTGATATACAAACTATTATCAAAAACAATAAAGGTAATTTTGAAAAAATACAAAATGAAATAGATTTACTTTATACAACAAAAGTTTTACCAAACTTAGCAAACATAAATGCTAATGATAAAATTTTAAATAAACTAAAACCATTAGAAATGACACCAGCTATGATTGAAGATAGAGCTTATGCTAATAATGTATTATATGAAAGTTTAAGAGCAAAAAGTATTATTGAAATGATGGTATCAGGTGTGAATTTTGATTCAGGAGATACAATACAACTTGCAGCTGATTTAGATACTTTAGATATACAAATAGATAATTATATACAAAAGTATTTAGAAGATCCATCTGCAAGAAAATATGATATGGATGATGCAACAGTTAGTGAAATTGTATCTGATTTACAAACAACAAAAAATAATTTGTTATCAGTACAATCTGATAAAATACAAAAAGCTGAAAATGCACAATTATTTCAACAACAAGAATTTTCTACAAATTTTATTAATGAATATAAATCAAACTCATATTTATCAGTTATATCAACACCTAGTAGTATTTTAGAAAATTTACAGAACACACCTAATGGTATTAGTTTGTTTGAAAATCAAGCATTGTTTATGTCTACATTAGATAATGCAGTAGTAGCATCACAAACACATAAAATTATACAATCAAAAAAAGAAGCTAATCAAGGTGTATTACCAAATATTGGAGATTTAACAACAGAAATTAATACTGGTTTAGGTCTAGATATGTCAGAAGATGAAATATCAAGATATGTATATTCTTCTATGGGTGGTATGGGTAATTATACTGCCGATCAAATGATTAGTGATATAACATTAATTAAAGATGAACCACTACCAGAATCCCCTGGAGGTGTTAATGAAAATTATAAAACAGCTTTGAAAAATTATCAGGCAGCATCTGTATTAATGCAACAAGGATATTATCCTCCAGGTCTTGATAATTATTTTGCACAAGTTGATCGTATTATGGCAAAGAATGTTTTATCAGAAGATGATATAGCAAGAGTAAATCAATCACTATTTGCATTTAACTACATTAATAATAATAGTAATGATTTATTTTTTCCAACAGTAACTGGTGCAGAAACACCATCATTTTTTGCTTTTTTAAATGTATCAAGAGGACAAAATTATGAAGGTGTTAATATTACTGACATACAAGATTTACAACAATTACAAAATGAATATCAAAAGTTTGTTGAATCACCATATAATTTAGAAACTATTTCTAATATATTATCTGATAATAATTTTAATATTACTGAACAGAATGTAGAAAATAACATAGTTGCAGATATTAAATCTCAATTTGGTGTAACTGCTTTAAAAAAATATATATTAAATAAAGTACCATTTTTAAGTTTTGGTGAGCTAGAAGATGGAGAACAGTTTGTAAAGACAAGTCAATTTACAGAATTATTTAGTAATATTCCTCAATGGAAAAAAATAGTTATTGGTATGTCTTTACGAAGTGGATATGGAGAAGAAGCAGATGCTTTTTTATCTATTGATCCATTTATTTTAGAACAATTTAATCAAGAGTATATTCAAGCTCTTAGAAATAATGGTGTTGATTTTACTATAGCAGAAACTAATACACCAGTATTTTTACAACAAGTAGAAAAAGTGAGAGATAAAGCTATTAATACTGCTGCTTATAATTTAAATAGAGGAGGTTTTGGTATTAGTAAATATCAATCTATGAATGAAGGTGGAGCAGTAGTACAAAATCCTATTGAAGATCAAATACCATATCAAAAACAAGAAGAAAAAGATTTATATATAGCTGCACATATAAAAACACATATTGAAAGTATGGAAAATAAATATGGTAAAGAAAAAATGAAAGATGTATATCCAGGATTATATTTTGATAATTTTTTGACTGATAAACAAATTGAAAAAGAATTTAATATGGAAAGAGTAATAGATTTAATGGACAGAAATGTATTTTATTTTATTAATGAAGGTGAAGGATACAGTTATCATTTAAATCCAAATGGTAGTGATAATTTTTTTTCTAATAGTTATGAATTATCTATGGATGTAGATGATCCTCAATTTTTTACAGTTGATGATGTACTAACAACAAATGATGGAAAAATATTTAGTAAACAAGGTTTAGTTTCAGATGCAGTTAAAGAATATCTAAATGATAGTAAAGTATTAAACTTTTTTAGAGATAAAGGAATGGATGTTACAAAAGCAGAAAATTTTCTTTATACAATTTTATATCCTGGAACTTATGCAATAACTAATAAAGAAGATTTAATGGAGTATTTAGATAAAAATAAAATAGATATAGATAAATTTCCAAAATGAGTAATGTAGTATTAAAAGGTTTTCAAAAAAGAATAATACCACAACAACTAGATGTACCAGATAGTGCTATAGATAATTTTTTTAGAAATCCAAAAACAGAACAATTTAAACAAGGATTTATAGATGAAAATGCTGTTGCATTAACCTTTGCATCTAAACAAGAAAAGACACAAAAGTTTAAAAAAGATCCAAAGTATAATTTTTTATATGATGAACAACTCAAACCTTTTATTGATAATATAGATTATTTTAGAAACTCTGGTAGTAAACTTGAAAGTAAATATTTAATACAAGAACTAAAAGATAGTGCATCATTAATTGGTACAAATCCAGGTGCATATTTTATTGGTAGATTAACAGGAGGCATACTAGATCCAGTAACATATGCAGCATTTAGCATGAAAGCATTTAGAACAGCTAGTGGTGCATATAATCTAAAAAAAATTACTGCAATAGCTACAGCTGAAGAATTATACAAACAAACTATAAATGCAAATAGAGAAAAGGAACTTGCATATTTTGTTCCTATTGGAACTGCAATAGTTACAGGACTAGTAAATACAATAAGTAGATTAAGAAGTTTTGAAGGTGGAGAAGCTATTAATAAATATAATAAACAACAATCTTTACTTGATGGTAGAGAAGAAGTAGTTGCTAGAACTAAATTAAATAATGGTGAGTTACTTGATAATAGAATATTAGATCCAAATAATAGAATAGGTCCAAAAGGTGTTGGTGCAGATGCTACTAATACTGGTGGTGCTAAATCCTATAATGATGATTTATATGATGAAGCAATAGCCAATACATTAACTGGTTTAGAAAATACAGGAGTAACACCTATGTTTAGATTATTAAAATCTCCTATTTTGCAAGTAAGAGAATTAGCTACAGATTTATTAGATACAAAACTTTTACAAAATAAAAATAAATTAAATACAGGATTTACTACACAATCTATAGAATCAAATATAGCTAGAAAATATATTTATGTAGAAGAAGCAAGAAGGAATACCAAAACATCTTACAAAGATTATTTAAGAAGATTATATCAAGAAAATAATTTAGGTCAGGATTCTAAATTTAAAAAAATAGAGATGCGTTTTAAAGGCATTAAAAGTATTTCTGAAAGAGAGTTTCAAAGAAGAGTATCTTTTAGACTTGTAAATAAAGATGCAAAAGATTCTATACCAGAAGTAAATAAAGCAGCAAGTTATTTAAGAGAAAACTTTTTTACTAGAATAGGTAGAGAAGCAGATGCAGAAGAATTATTTAGTATTTATTCTAGAGTTATTATAGCTGGGTTAAAAAGAACACGAGATAAAATGAGAAAAGATGGTAAAAAAACTACAGAGCAAAGAGGTCAAAAATATACTTTAGCACAAATAGAAAGTAAACTAGCTGATGAAGAAGCTAGATTAAATAACATTAATGCTACAGGACCACTTAGAGAAGATTATTTACCTAGATATTGGAAAAGAGATTTAATTAGAAATAAAATAGAGGATTTTAAAAAAGATTTAAGAATAGCTTTAAACAATAAAGGTATATCTGTAACTGCTAAAGAATTAGATGAAATGGTAGATGATATAGCTACAAGCACACCATTTAACAAATTACCTAGAGATGCTATTAGACCAGATGAAACATTTGATTTATCCTTTGCATTTCAACCATCAGGTGTATCAAAACATTTAAAAAATAGATTAATGATATTAGATGATGCTTATCTAATGCAAAGAGGTTGGATGGAAAGTAATATAAATATTATAACCAAACAATATTTTAATTCTATTATGCCTGACATAGAAATATCTAAAGTATTTGGTGATGTTGCTATGATGGGATTAAAAGGTCCAAATACAGGATATAGACCAAGTATACCTCAGATAGCTTTAGAATGGGATGCTTATATAAATAAAATGGCACCAGCTAGTACAAGACCTAAGTTAAGACAAAAATTATTACAAAAAAAAGAAGATGATATTAGAGATATTGAAGCTAGTAGAGATTTACTTAGAGGTACATATGGACTTACTAATAATCCAGAATCAGGTATGCAATCAGGAATTAGAACACTAAAGAATATACAAAATATGATTTTTTTATCAGGATTTTTATCTGCTGCGCCTGATATGGCTAGACTAATTATGCAAAATGGATTTAAAAAAGGTTTCGGACAAACATTTGAAATATTTGCAAATCAAGCTAATAGAGAAATATTAAAGATGTCAAAGAAAGAAGCAAACATTGTAGGTGAAGCATTAGACTTAGCTATTGCTGGTAGAGCAAACACAATAGGTAATGTTGATGAAATGATATATGGATTAAATAGTGTAGAAAGAGCTACAGGAGCTGCAAACTCTTTTTACTTTACATTTATAAATTTAATGAATGTTTGGAATACTGGTATGAAAACAGCATCATCTTATATTGGTAGTACTAAAATATTAGAATGGGCAGATCAAGTAGTAAAAGGAACTATATCACAAAAGAATATGGCTAAATTATTAAGTGGTAGTATTGATAAGCCTATGGCTAAAAGAATTATAGAACAGTATAAGAAATATGGTTTAGGTATTGGTGGTGCAGAAAGAGGAGATTTAAAATATAGTAGAGTAGCTAGATCAGATTTATGGGATGATAGAGAAGCTGCAAAAGCATTCGGTAATGCACTTCGTAAAGATATAAGAACTACAATTATTACACCAGATAAAGGTGATGTACCATTATGGATGAATACACCAGTAGGAAGTTTACTATCACAGTTTAAGAAGTTTGGTATGGCAGCAACACAAGCTGTTATGATGAGAGGTTTACAAGAAAGAGATCAAAATTTCTTTATAGGTTTAGGTTTTTTAGTTGGTATGGGTGCTATGGTAGATGCAGTAAGACAAAAAGCATTTGATAGAGATTATTCAAAAAAGAAGTTAGGTGATAAAATAGCTAGTGCTTTAGATAGATCAGGAGCAATAGGTATATTTAGTGATTTAAATAGAATGTTAGAAGTTATGTCAGATAATGATTTAGGTATAGCTCCAGCACTAGGAGCTGGTAAACCATATAATGCAACAAATAGACAAAAACTAGGATTAATTGGACCTTCGGGATCATTCGCCTATAATTTATATGAAATAATGTTAGATACAGGTAGTGGTAATTATGATTATACTACAGCTAGAGCAATAAGAAGATCTTTACCTTTGCAGAATATATGGTATTTAGATAGTTTATTTGATAAATTTGAGAAAAGTATAAGATAAATGGCATTAGCAATATCAGACACATCCCCTAGAATACAGTATACAGCTACTGGAGGGCAGACATCATTTACAGTACCGTTTGAGTTTTTTGCTGATTCCGATCTTACAGTCATTAAAACAGCTGCATCTAATGGTGCAGATACTACCCTTACACTTACAGCTAGTCCATCATCTGCTACTCAGTATTCTGTTACTGGTGCTGGTGTATCAGGTGGTGGATCTATTACACTTGGTAGTGGTGCTACTGTTAATGATAAATATACTATATCTAGAAACTTAGCTGTATCTAGAACATCTGACTTTCCTGTATCTGGTACATTTCCTATAGAAACACTTAATACTGAACTAGACAAAATTATTGCTATGATTCAGCAAAATGAGAGAGATATATTATTTTCTCCAAAAGCTAAGATATCTACATCAACTGCATTTAACCTGACATTCCCTGAGTTAGTAGCTAATAAAATACTCTCTGTAAACAGTTCTGGTAATGCTTTAGAGTTTTCACAATCAATTACAGATGTATCTACTGTTGCTGGTATTGCATCAGATATTACTACAGTTAGTGGTATAGCAAGTAATGTAACTACTGTAGCTGGTATATCTAGTGATGTAAGTAGTGTAGCTGCTGATGCTACTGATATCGGAACTGTTGCTGGTAAAGCTACAGAGATAGGTAGACTAGGTACATCAGACGCTGTAGCAGATATGGCTATCTTAGGAACTACTGATGTAGTTTCCGATATGAATACACTTGCAAGTTCTGCAACTGTAACTGCTATGAACTTACTAGGAACTTCTGATGTGGTATCAGATATGAATACTCTAGCCACAGCTGACATTGTTTCTGATATGAACACTCTTGCAACTGCTGATGTTGTTGCAGATATGAATACTTTAGGTACTGCTGATGTAGTATCTGACATGAATACCCTTGCTACTTCAGATATTGTAAGTGATATGAACACTTTAGCTACATCTTCTAATGTAACTAACATGAATACTCTTGCTGGTATATCTAGTAACATTACTACAGTTGCTGGGATATCAAGTGCAGTTAGTGCTGTAAACTCTAATGCAACTAATATAAATGCTGTAAATTCTAATTCTTCTAATATTAATACTGTAGCTGGTAATAACTCTAATATTACTACTGTCGCTGGTGTATCATCTAATGTTACTACTGTGGCATCTAATATTTCTAATGTTAATACTACTGCTAGTAATATTACAAATGTAAATACATTTGCTAACCAATATCGAATCGGATCTAGTGATCCATCATCATCTTTAGATGAAGGTGATTTATTCTACAATACCACAAGCAACCTACTAAAGTTCTATAATGGTACTGCTTGGGTAAGTATTACTGCTGATACTGATGCTTTAGTGAAAGTGTCAAGTAATGATACAACTGCTGGATTTCTTAATGGAAAGCTAGTAGCTGGAAGCAACATTTCCTTTACAGAAGGTAGTGATGGTGGTAATGAAACATTAACAATAGCTGGTTCTGGAGCTTCGTTAGATGATGCTACAGCTCTAGCAATAGCATTAGGCTAGAAAGGATAGAATGGCTAATACATTTAAAATAAAAACTAATGATGCTATGCCATCTAGTTCTGGTACACCTTTAACACTATATACAGTACCAAGTTCTACTACTTCGGTAGTACTAGGATTATTACTATGTAATATTCATACAGCTGAAGTAAATGTTAGTGTTAAAATTGAATCAGATACTTCTGATACAGAAACAAATCAAACTGTGTTTGTAGTTAAAAATGCACCTATTCCAGTTGGTGGTACTCTTGAAGTACTGACTGGTAGTAAGGTTGTATTACAAACTACAGATGTTGTAAAAGTTGATTGTTCTGTTTCTGCAAAAATAGATGCAGCATTATCAATAATGGAGATTACATAAGTTGGGATATATTGGGCGTACACCTACAGGATCTATACTTACTGGTGCAGATATAGCAGACGGATCTATATCTACAGCTAAGTTAGCAGACACAGCAGTTAGTACAGCTAAGATTGCTGATACAGCTATCAGTACAGCTAAAATAGCAGACAACTCAATCACAACTGCAAAAACTGCTTTTAATGATATTCCATTTAGAAATCGAATTATTAATGGTGATATATCTGTATCGCAAAGAGGCACATCTTTTTCTAATGTAGCCAGTGGTGACTACACTATAGACAGGTGGAAAATGAATTATCGTGCTATAGGTAATGCCGATATTTCTCAAGTAGATAACAAAACTTACAAATCATTAAAAGTGCTTAATTCTAATGGTTCTACACAAGAAATTATCATGGGTACTCGTATAGAAGATATAACACAATTTAACAATGATAGTTTTATTTTAAGTTTTTATGCTAAAGCATCAACAAGCTGTACTTTAGATACTAGAGTTTTTGAAAACTATGGTAGTGGAGGTAGCACTACAGTTACTAGAGTAGCTTCAGGTAGTCAAAATAAAACAATTACTACATCAAGACAAAGATTTACTATTACTTTTACAGCAAGTGATATGTCATCACTAACTATTGGAACTTCTAATTTTTTAGAAATTAATTTTTCTGTGAGTTTAGCCTCTGGTGCAAATTGGGAATATGATTCAGTTCAATTAGAACAAGGTACAACTGCTAGTGATTTTGAGATTATTCCTTTTGATGTGAATTTACAGAGGTGTAAAAGATATTGTCATATACTAGCTGGAACTAGTAACATAGGTGAGCTTACAGGAGGTTTTAGGTCTGAAGGTTCTGCTCAATGTGGTTGTCAGTTTCCAGTAACTATGAGAACAACTCCAAGTACAAGTCTTTTAGGAATAAGATTACATAACTTAAATACTGGTGCTAATTTAGATGTATCAACTTTAAGTTCTGTAAATGGTGCTGGTACAAATGGAACTTGGTTAAACATGGGAGGTTTTGGTAGCGGAGGTACAACTGGTGTAGTCGCTGTTATTTATGGATATAACGCATCACCTACAAGTGGTGTTCAATCTTATGGAATAAAATTAGATGCAGAATTATAGAGGTAAAATATGGCAATAAGTTCAGTAGAAAAAGAATATTATGATAATAAATACACATCATTGAAAGTTACATACAACAATGGTGAAATATATTCAGTTCCAATTAATGAAGAAAACAGACACTATCAAGAAATACTTTTATGGGTAGCAGACGGAAACACAATTACAGATAATGGAGGTGCATAGTGGCATATATTGGGACGATTCCTACGGATGGTCAGTACAGTATTTTAGATGACATTAGTTCAGGATTTAATGGTTCAACAACAACTTTCAATCTCAGTTCAAATGGGGTTGCAGTCGTACCTCAGACAGATGCTAATGCCTTAATATCTATCTCAGGTGTTGTACAGTACACATCTGCCTATAGCATTTCATCTTCACAAATTACTTTTAGTTCGGCTCCATTGGCGAGTGATTCTTTTAGCGGTCGAGTTCTTGGTAATAGTAAGGACATAGGGGTGCCAACAGATGGCACAGTATCATCATCAAGTCTATGACTAACGGACAGACATTTAACAATATTAGTTTAGCGAGTGGCGATAATGGTATGGCAGTAGGTAGTCTGACCATTCAAGGCACTTTAACTATTCCATCAGGGAGTACATTTGTAGTATTATGAGTAAAATAGAAGTACAAACAATAGACGCACCAAGCGGACAAAATACAGTTACCATTGGTGATAGCAACGCATCAACAATAACTTTAAAGTCTGGTGCAACACTAACAAACTTTCCAGCAAATACTCCAGCTTGGAAAGCTGGGTTATCAAGTTCTTTAAATGTATCAAGTGCAACTGATACAATAATAACTTTTGATTCTGAATTTTATGATACTGATAATGCTTATGATACAAGTAATGGAAGATTTACAGTTCCTTCTGGCAAAGCTGGTAAATATTTTATTTATTTATTTTTTAGATTTCAAACAACTGACACAAACTTTGATACAAATGCACAGATATTTAAAAACGGAAGTAGAATAGCACAAACAGGGGGTAGAGTAAGTGTTTACCCTTCTTTAATTGTTAATTGTACTATTGATTTATCAGTAGGAGATTATATTCAAGGTTCTGCTTATCAATCATCTGGTAATACTGTCGCTTTAACATCTTCTAATACTTATACCCAAATAGGAGGTTTTAAACTTACATGAGCATACTTAAAACAAATCAAATAACTGACTTAGGGGGTAACGAACTACTAACCAGTAATGGTAGTGGTGTGATCTCTAGTGGTGGTGCTATTACTAATACTCCAGCTTTCCATGCAACAATATCTAGTAATCAAACTTTATCTGATGCAACAAAAACTACAGTCAATTTTGATACTGAAGTTTTAGATACTAATAGTTGCTATGATACAAGTTCTTATAAATTTACACCTAATGTTGCTGGTAAATACTATATCTATGCTTCAGTTAGATTATTAGGTGGAGGCAATAGTCAAATTCAAACAGATAATATTTATATTTTAAAAAATGGTTCTAACCAATTACAACTTCCAAATAATTACAATGATAATGAACACAATGGAAATGTCAGATATGTATCTAATATTATAGATATGAATGGTTCATCTGATTATGTACAAATAGCTGTTCAGGTAGATTCAGTTTCAGCTACACCAAGCATAGAAACTGGTGGTAATCCAAATCAATTCTATGGGTACAAGATAATAGGAGCATAACATGACATCAATTATAAAAGTAAATACAATACAAGATGTAGGTGGAAACAACCTATTAATATCTAATGGATCAGGAAGTATTACTACTAACAATATAGGTGGTCAGAATACTCCAGCTTTTTATGGTGAATTAGCGTCAGCACAAGTAGTTTCAAGAGCTACAGTAACAAAAATTACAGGCATGACACAAAATGAAATTGATACTAATTCTGCTTTTGATGGAACAACATTTACAGTTCCTAGCGCTGGAAAATATTATATTTTCTGTTCAGTTTTTGGTAATTTTTCAGATAGTGGAAATGACGGCTCAAAAATTCAATTAGAAATATATAAAAATGGTTCATCTGTAAGAGAGGCTACTTATAGTGCTAATACTAATAACTTAATAATAGCAGAGCAAAAATCAGTTTCAGCTATACTAAATTTATCTGCCTCAGATACTATTGAAATGTATGTATTGTTGTCTGATGACTCAGCTGGTTCTGGAATGAAAGCTGGTGGTGGTGGACAAGCAACGCATTTAGGTGGATATAAATTAATAGGAGCATAGCATGGCAATAACTAGATTAAACAACAACTCATTAACATCAATTACTGCTTTGCCTAGTGGTGTAGAATCTCCAATACAATTATTAAAAACAAAAACTATTTCTAGTGCAGTATCATCAATAGATTTTGCAAATGGTGTAGATGGTTTAGTTTTTGATAGTACATATAATACTTATGAGATTATAATTAGTGATGTAAATATTAGTAGTGCTGGTCAAGACTTACTATTACGCATATCAGATGATGCTGGAAGTTCTTTTAAATCAAGTAGTTATAGAAGTGTATCAACAAGAGCTGGATATAATGGTTCAAGTTCAAGTGTCGATACTTTAAACACAGGAACATCTCACAAAGTTTTAGAAAACCTTGACTCAACTGCTACTGAAACAGGCTTTGCAAGAATTTTTATAGATAAACCTAGTGTATCTAATTATCAAATAATACAATCACATGGAAGTAATAGAGATAACACAACAACTGCTTATGTATTTGATATTAACACATCAACTTTTTATAATGCTTCAATAGTATGTAATGGATTTCAATTTGTTTGTGGTTCTGGAAATATAGAACAAGCTACAGTAAGAGTTTTTGGAATAAAATAACAAAGAAAGGAAAAACAAATGGCACAACTATCAACTAAAATATCTTTGTATTGTCA